GCACCTACTGCTACGAGTACACCAACCCCTGTACCTGCTACAGCAACCCCAACACCTACTCCAGCACCTACTGCTACGAGTACACCAACCCCTGTACCTGCTACAGCAACCCCAACACCTACTGTTTCACCAACACCAACCCCTACCCCTACTGTTTCCCCAACCCCTACCCCCACACCCACAAGCACCCCAATTCTGGTACCTAATAATATAAGGATAAATACTAATGTGAATCTAGATAACTCTGAATGTGGTGTTCCTGTTGGGATGCCGGTGATCCTTGAATTACTTCCTGATACCTGGGATTGGGATGAAATGGGAATGTCGTGGGATTCTTTGAATCTTCCATCTTTTCAGAGTCAAAATAGTGCTTTAACTTGGAGAACCATAGATTTTTCTGCCTACAATGAAATTGAATGGGTAATTAATAAATCTGAAACCCAGACTGGTACAGGTTACAATTTCTCGCATAGGGGATATGCTATAGATTTTTATAGACTAGCACATTTCCTTCCTTATACAGGCGAATATGATGTAACCTGTTACTTATACGATGCTTTTAACTTTAAGAATAGAAAAATTGTTAAGTCCTCGGTCACTGTTTCTCCTAGAACTGTATTAATAGATGGATGGACTCGATATAGAGAAAATGAAAGATATTCATGGGATCTAACAATCAGAGATTGGGATAGTTATGATTCCATCTGGGAATATCCAGCTGAGGGTAAAACTGAGAATGAAGTTAAGAAAGAAATTCCAGAGCAGCTTCTTGACTTTGCAATCTATGGAAACAATGCTATAGACGGGCAAATTTTCAAAGTCGGCAAAAATCTACCTCCAGTTGGGGCTTCTGGAGATATTAAGATTTCCCAAAACATATTAGACATCTCTAAGGTATACTCTATCTTAATATCAGGTAGCCAATATAGCTTTGCAAATGTATTCACAACACAGCCACACAATTTTACTGATGGTTCAGATGTTTTTATAACTGGAAGCATTGATGATTTAAACAAGTCTTGGAAAATTTCTATACCTCCCGGAGCAACTGGATATTCATTCCAAATACCTTACATACTAGGTAGCCAGCCTGGTGTAGGGGCAACATCAGGTCCGTCTTCTATTGTGGGTGGAACTGGGTATTATGTTTTGTCGAGTTCTTATCCGAGTCAGAAAGTAACCGGAGGTGGATCAATTAGTGTGTCTGTTAATGGACGTGTTATTGGTGCTACAGCTTCTGGCTCGAATTTACAGTCTACCGCTAACTCCATTATACAGGAGATAAACAAGGTAGAAACCCAACCAGATTACTTTGCACAAACTTTTGATCCAACAGAAAGTCCAGTAACGATTAATATCGTAGCTGGTACTGAGAGTGGAAATATAGGTAACGGTGACAATCTCACCGTATCTCTAACTGGGTCACTAACTTTAACATCTATAGATTCCCAACTTTCTGGTGGTGTAACTGGAGGATTTAGTTATGTTGATTGGGATGCTTCTTCTGGATCAAACCCGGTAGAAAATCTTAAATATTTTGGAACTAAAAATCTCAAATGGCAAACCTTTACTCAAGCATCCTGGGACAATGCCTATGCTCATTCCTGGGACGATTTAGAGTTTGAGACAGGATGGCTCGGGGGATATGAAATACATAGTGCTAAAGTTGGTGATAACGTTAAAATAAGTACAGGTAGCGAACCTTTCCCATTCCCCGTTGGTGTTACTTTTGGACCTACTGGTGGTGGAACAGGTGCTTCTGCTTATTTGACCTTGGGATCTGCTGCTAGCCAATTGAACGCTTCTTCGGATCCAAATATTACAAACTTTTATTACAGGGTTATTCCAGAAACCGCAACTGCAACATTAACCACTGCAGGGCCTTCTTCTGTATCTTTATTCCCGTTTGCAGCAACGGGTGGAACTGGTGCAGTTCCGGCTTCGGTCCCTGGAGCACCACCACCTCTAGTTGTAGCTTTTGTAGTAGCAACAGGACCATAAAAAATTACCGATATGTCTTCAACAATTCAAATATACGAAACGCAATCAGTCATTTTTACAGACACTACATATGGCGGTTTGCCTCCATATAATAGGAGATGGACTTTCAATGGAGGTGACATTGCTTCAGCAACAGGAGCAACTGCACAGGTTAGGTATAATACTCCAGGACAGTACACTGCTACACTAACGGTAACTGATTTTAATAATGTTACAAATTCATTTACCTCCACCAACGGTATAGAAGTATTGACAGCTTCGGTAACTTCATCCTTTAGTGTTGCACCAAACCCAGTTCTGATGTCACAGGAAGCACAATTTACCAATACTTCCACTGGGGTACCAGAAGCACCTACCTCTTATCAATGGGTTATAGGAGGATCTAACTATTCAACAAGTACTAACCCTACTCTAGAATACGATGATTGGAAACTCGTCCCTGGAGCTAATATAGCAGCTGCTCCGGGATCAACTGTGCTTGTTTCTACGAGACTTGATGCCACAAGTTCTTTTGCCACTGATACTAGTTCTTCTTCAATAACAGTTACTAAAACCGGGGTACAAGAAACCAATTATATAAACAGGATTGGTCCAGCCCAACCTTATTCACAGGAGGGGGTTATCACAAGTACCGGAAGACAAACAGGTGTCTTTGGATATCCTACTAATTCCTATGTTTTTGAGATTGACTTTTCTTCCGCCGCGAGTGGTCAATTTGTTACTGGATTTCACTCTACTCAAGAGGATGCTTACATAGCATGTACAGGTCTTAGTGGCAACCCACTTTTTGTAACCACAGGGGTTTCGCGTGTTAATGGTTATATTATTGTGGAGGACTATTTTTATGCGAGTGGTGATATAGAAATAATAACTGGGCGCTACATATACCCTACCCTACCTAACCTCGGAAGGCCAAAACAGCTTTACTTTGCAGACGATGGTCAATCCGGAAATATCACGGATCTGGTTACCAACGGAAATTATTCTCTGTCACTAATTGCAGATATCTTAAATAATGTTTATCCGCAGTTAAATTCAGCACAGAGTGATTATTGGTCTCCAAGATTTCCGATTACTAGCCAAAGTTCTGGGTTTAATCCCGTGGTTTATTCACCACAATATTTCACGAATCTTGGGTATAGTGGTAATGCTTACGAGATTTACATAACTGTTAACGGCTCTTTCAATGCCACGTGTACTGTTAATGCTAATTCTGGCCAGGGAAATGAGCCTGGGTCACTTAATTTTGAATATTATGTAATGCAAGATGCTGGAGGAAATGATGGGGTTGCTACACAGTTGAATGCTGCCATTGCTTCATCATCAATACCAGGCGGTACTGGTTCTATTGAATTTACTGCAGTTCAAAATTATAATATTAATCCACTTGGAACCCCAGCTAATTATTATGGTTTAAAAATGGAGGTTAAAATTGAGAGTATCGAAACTGTGCAAATAAAAGATAACTCTGCTACACTAAATGCATCACTTTCTTTGAACTTAGCTCCATTTGCTTATTATTATACTGGTAGCTCAAATGTTCTTTCTTGCTCTGGTATGCCACCTGATTTAATCTTACCTACAAACGATTACTTTGAGCAGGGTAAGCGAATAGTGTACGGAAATACCATATTCTAAAATTTTGATAAATAGAAAGCAATGCCAACAACTTTTTTCTATATAAACACTGCAGCTCTTGATTCCTTTGGGGACGTTTGGGCTGTGGGAAGAGATCTTACCAAATACGATGGCGAAAATTGGTCATACTATAATTACCAAAATTCGGTGGTTCCTAGCAATGATCCATACTTCTTGGATACTAGGTCAATCTCTATTGATAATGAAAACAGCAAATGGGTTGGGTGTGCGGTAACTGCTTCTTTATCTCAGGAATTAGTTTTTAAGGCTGTTGGAAGTCAGGCTGCTACTGGGGAAAGTTGGTCTTTAAGTCAATTTGGAAATTATTCTTCGCAGTCTCCTAATTGGGAAGTACCTACTATTTACGCAAGTCCCTACACGGAGGAAGTTCTTGCTTTTATCTCACCACTGAATGGTGGTGCTGGAACTGGCGGAACTGGAAACACCGGGGTGACCGGGGGATATCTTTGGAGGTATGATAAAGTTGCTGAACAATGGAGCGAGGTAAGTCCAGGATATACATGGCCTCACATATACGAGATAACAGCTAAGGGTGAAGGTGGTAATACATTTGAGTACTATCTAAGCACAAATGACGGACTCCAAACTATTCCACAGGGAAATCTTGATCCTATAACTTTGGATAATGGTGAGCTTGCAATTAAGCAGCTTTCTAAATACAATTCCATTACCTCTGGCATTGGTGGTGATATTGTATATGATGTTTCATTTGATGAGGATGGCAACTATTGGGCTGGTACCGAGAATGGTATAACATATTGGGATGGTAAGAAATTTTATAACTGGAATGTTGGATCCGGAGTAGGTGTAACTAAGGTAGTAGCAAGGAAGAATGGACACGTCTTCTTTAGGATAGGTAATCCTTTTGATCAGCCTTCTACTTCAAATGGATTCTATCATTTTAATGGGGATTCCTTCACCCATTTAACTTCTTCCAATACAAATCTGCCCGATAATAGGGTGATTGAATTAATGAAGGTCGAAGAAAAATCTCTAGCTGGAACAAGGAAGGTTTACGAGGAGGATCTTTGGATTGTTGCTGGTAATAATATTTGCCTCTTTGATTACACTTTGCCTCACGTATATGGAACATCTAAGTATACAGGAACCACAGGATGGAATTTTGTTTATTATACACACACCACAGAGGGCGGAACTACTGATACTGCTAGACTTCCGAAAGCTGACAAGTACACTTGGAAATACCCTACCTGGAGAGGATACGATAACGAATACCTAAAAAACCTCCATCCTGGTTTAGATCCAAGAAACTTGTTTTTGGAAACCAATTTCAAAGACATTGCAAGCGGTAAAGCAGGGGAACAGCCCTATTGGAATAATGGTGAAATAATCCCTTACAGTGATGAAGAGCTTTCTAAACTTATAGCAGATTCTGACTGGCTCACAGACACAACTACTTTTACAGTAACCTCTGCTAGTAAGTACCGTGATTATAATGTATTGACTGGATATTCAAGTGAATCGTCTATAAACTTTGGTGAGAAGAACAACCTTACTCCAAATTACACTTTATCTAATCCAAACCCAACAGATTCTGCTGGTGGCACTGGAGATCTTGGTTTTGTTGCACTTTATAGTGATGGCGGACAAGTTAAGACAGTAGTTCCTTTCAGGGGGTTCTCGACAAGAGTTTATAAGGCATTACCATCTACAGATAATTCCTCCATTTATGTTTTAGGTACATTCCGTAAATACCTTGAAGCTGGCGAGTTTATTTATTCTAGTAAATATCCGGGTGCATCTGATATGACTGTAACAGGTGTAACCGGTCCTACTGGAGGTCCTGTAGGATTCTCTAATATATCCTCTCCTGGTTTAACTGCATCTTATGCTTATCCTTGGATACTTAACGGTGCAACCGGTGCAACCAGCGGGATTTATTTACCGGAGACCTCTATTCTTGGCGATACTGAGGCTATCTTTATGGCTGAAGTTGAAATTGATCTTGGTAGCAAAGTTAGCTATGGTGATATGGACTTCACGACTGATTATTCTGCATTAAATCAATTTTCTCTTAAGAACTTTAGGTATTTCCCAGGAGCTAGCGGCAGCTACGATCCAACGGGTGTAATTGATCCAGCATACTCCCCGCCTACATCTATTGAAAATCTGGATCTATCTGTTACTGAGAATTCTGTTAGGGTGATTTCTAATTATTCTGGTGGAATATCTGTTTTAAAGGATGGATGGTTTGATCTTAGTGATTTACCAAGTTCGCCTGAGTTTATTTTTTCTTCTAAGAATTCTAGTACTTATGACAGAAGTGGCTCCTTAATTGATATGAACTCGAATCTTTCAATGCGAGATGGGTTCAAAATTGGGCTTACCGGTTCTAGTACTTCTAGTGTTGATGGGATAACTTCACTAGAAAATTCTCTGACCTATCTGCTTACTGGAACTTCAACTAGAGATGTCATAGTCGGTAATCTTACTGTATCACATCCGAATCCAGGTTTTTCGTATCCATATTTCATTTTAAATGATTTTAACCACGCCTCACTAACTGGTGCTTTCATAAAAAATTCTGGAGGGACAGCAGCTCAATATGAAACTTGGTATAAAACTATTTCTGGATATAGATCAGATGATAGTTACTATATAAACTCTCTCTATACAGATACTCCCGCTCTTTACCCAATAACAAAAAGTACTAAGTTAGATGCTACTGGCACTTCTGGTGGGGTGAATGTACTTACGCTTTCGGTTAGACCTGGTGGCAATTACAAGCAGCTTTCCTCCTATGAGGTTCTACCAGAAACGTACGGAATTCCATACTCATCATTCATTAGCGATCAAAGCGATTCTATGCCTGGTGGAGACCAATATATGGCTTTGTATTATCAAAGAACCTCTGGTCTAACCGGTGGGGGCCACACCATTATAAAAAGAAACGTAACGGGAACCTATGTAGATATTGCTTCTACTTTTGGACAGGGAAATACTGGGGACCAATCCCAGCTTAAAATACATGTAAATCCAAATTTAGATGTGTTCCTTGCTGGCTCTAGTGCTGGTGTAACTGGACCAGCAAATCTACCCTATAGTTCAGCAACTGGCGGATTTGTCTCTTTGTTAGAAAGCTATAAGCCTGGTGTCGGTAAAGATGTCGGTAATATTATTTCAAGGGCTGGTTCTGGAGCTTGGACTTGGGTAGATGTTCACAACTCTGATTCGGATCTTTTCGTTCCCCTTTTATCAACAGTTTTCCTAAGTAATTACGATAGCAAAATTTTTGGTAAAAACACAAATAGGTGGAAATTAACCAACGCTACTACGGGTGAAACTTTGCTTGATGTAAAGGATGTTCCATTCTTTATTTACACATTCTCCGTGTCCGGATATTACTCAATTCAAAATATTGTGGAAGACTGTAACGGTAATGTTTATCAGATATCAAAACCTGCTTTTGTTAAGGTTGTAGATCAGACTATACCTGCAGCTGATGATCCTAACCCAGAGTTTGTAAATTCTTCAGACTATGGATATAGGAAACAGCCATCTTATATAAGTGGGGCTGAGTACAAGGAGTTATCTAAAGATTTAAGTGAGGAGCAAAAAAGAATAATGCTTCAAAACCTTGTCCCTTTTGGTTCTGGATTAATCATTAAAGATAATCCAGATGCAACGTTCGATCAGTTTTAATTAGAATGTATAAAGTAGCCTTAGAACTTCATCTATAGACTCGTGTCTGTGGTTATCTTTCAAAGCTATTGAATAGACAAATTTTGAATCCTTGAGTTTTGGTACTTCATGGATAGCCGAATCATTAGCAAATTTCAAATCTATCTGCTGTCCATCACCACAAAGAATCATTCTTGAATGCTTGCCAAGTCTACCTAGTACCATACCTAGTTGTTGCTTGGTTAAATTTTGAAATTCATCTACAATAACAACAGATCTATCAAACGTTCTCCCTCTGAAATGACTAAGAGAAACCAATTCGATAATCTCATCTTTTTCCATTCTTTCCAAATGGTCTGCTTTGTTGTAAACCTTTCTCATGTTCGATCTAATTGGAACAAGCCAAGGTTCCATTTTTTCCTCTAGAGATCCTGGTAAAAATCCGTTATCCTCGTTAGAAACCGTTGGTCTAGTGATTACTATTTTTTCACATTCTCTTTTGAAATAGCAATCTAGTGCTATTTGGACTGCTAAAAGTGTCTTACCACTTCCTGCTTTTCCAGTAATAAAATTGAATGGGTGTTTCCTGATTTCAGATTTTGCCGATTTTTGTTCTTCTGAAAGAGTAATGTTAAACTTCGTATCTCCCTTGGGGTTACGTTTCGATGAGTCTGGCATTTTTACTATTTAAAAGTTAATGTGATATATATTCAAAACTTAAGAAATCAAAATAATTACAACAAATGGCTACAGTAAACACTACTTCCATTCTTGGCTCTGATTCGATTTCTGCATCGAGAACTACTATAAACTCAAACTTTCTTACACTAGAAAATTGGGTTAATAATTACAACACGGTTTTCGGTCTAGATACGGTAAATGGTATTATCAATTTAACCGGTGCATCGACAGGAAGAATCTCTGCTAAAACTGGAAAATTCGATTCTATTGTTATTCCAAGCGGAGGTACTGCACTAGCTCAGATTAATTCTTCTGGAGCTGGTTCATTTTCTTCGGTCTCAACCACAAATTTAACTGGTAGCGGGACAATAAGCTTTGGATCTGGAAGTACTTTAACACAGAGCGGCACTTCAACATTCTCTGGTTCGACAACACTTAGCGGAGCTACGACCCTAAATAATACAATGACCCTTGGTCCTGTTGGTAATTTTGCTTGTCAAAATACTATTGGTGCTAGTGGTGCAACTTCAGGAACCGTTTTCCCTTCATCCGCAACCGGAGGTGGTGGTGGACGTGGAACTTCATCTGCAAGTCCTTACGTTATCACTGCTCAAGAGGATGTAATATATGCTCAGTGTTCTTCTGGCTTCTATATGAGCGTTGGAACTGCAGGAACTACAGCAGCTAACCTTCCTGCTGGTCTAAGAATTACAATTATAAATACTGAGACCTCTGCTGGTTCAATTAAAACTGGAGTTCAAGGATCAAACTACACTGGATTTAATACTGCAAGCGGATATGGAGAATTCCCATCAACTGGGATTACAGTTGACGCAAACAGACCTTACCAATCTTCTATTCAGCTTCAATGGGAGCCGAGGATAGGAAAGGATAGCGGTAGTCAGGAAGGATCTTGGGTAGTACTGGGATCTTCAAATATGTCTTGGTCATAACAAAAAAAATTAGATAAATGGCAAAAACCCCATTTATAAGGCCTCTTCAAGTACAGGGTGGAACTTTTTACGCATTCTCTTCTGCCGCTGAAGATCTGTCCTTTACGTTTAATAATTCAGTAGACAAGTTCAAGTTTTCCAAATTTGCACTTCTGAATATTCCTGATATCAATTCTGGAGATCCCCTTGGTAACAGCATTAAACTAAACGCACCTGACAGTGCGTTTTTAGATTATGCCACAAGCGCTGGAAACATTATTACTGGTAATGCCAATACTGATTTCTCACAAAGTTTCCAAAGCTATTGTTTGAACTTTGAAACGACGGTTTTAAGCTCTGATGTTTACAACCCAGATTTAAAGCAAAACATTTCTGAGAGGGTTTTCTTCAAGTGGTTGAAGGAAGTTGGAGCCATTAGATATCAACCAGCATCTTCCGATCAGGTAGTTTCTACTCTTGATCAAAATACTGTTATGACTATCAACGGATTGCCATCTACTCAGAAAAGATATGTGGAGGGTGATCCTTCGGGTGGAACAGGTTCTTATGGCTTAGCAGGTTCTACATACAATAGAGTAGTTCAATATATTGGTAACTTGGATATTGTAAATTCGGTTAAGAATAACAATAATACCTATTCTGAAGTATATGTCCATGTTCCAACTAAAGATGGTAATACACCAACCGTTCTTTTTAAGAATGTGGTGGATGAAAACTACTACCCAGATTACCAATGGACTAATAATCCTGCAGATCCACTAGACAAGGAATATTTGACTGGTAGATCTTATGATGAGTTGAATCCAAGTGGTCTAACCAATTTAGCAATTTTTGATGATGATGTTTTAGGATCTCCTTCCGCTACATTTGAGGATACCACCAATGGAACTACAGGAAGTGGTAATTGGTATACTCCAAGGGATACTGCAAATACATATTTTACAGATTCCTCGTTTGTAGATCCAACCGCACAGATTATTTCTAAATCCGTATCTGGAGCAACCGCAGGTGTTGGATTCCAGAAATACGTTAGAACGAGGCTGGATTCAGTTGGTATTGATTTTGACCCAGATTCCTACAAACAAATCATAGATGATGCATCAATTTCAACTCTAGAAGAATTTAACTCTACTTCCATTTCGGAGGATTTTGAGTTTAATGCGGTGTTAATTTACTATGATGTTTATGACCCGGCTAATCCAACTAATTCTGCTACAAACCTCTACGGGGTATTATTTCTAGATGACGTGCAAACTACAGGGTCTGGAATTTATAGCATTCCTAGATTCCAAAAGTATAAGCCAAATATAGTTACCAAGCTTAATGGTAATTCTTATGGATTAAAACTAAACATCAAATTTGATGTTGATATAGATCAAACTGGTGTTGAGCAAGCGATAAATGACTATTCCCCATTCTCGCTAACTATGTTTATGGATGCTGTAAATGTTTTACAGGATGCTTCAAGTACACTCAACAACAACGCAGCAAGCTATATAGATTTGGAAGAGAGGGTTTCCGCTATGGAGAATTTGTTACTCACACAGGATACTTCAACTTCTCTTGATAGAAGAATAACAAGCCTTGAAAGTTCTTATGCTGCTAACCAAGCATTGTTTAACAATACTCAATCTGTCATGGGTCTAATCACTCAGAATTATGAGTTAATTAGGGCCATTATTAATAATGAGACCTCTGTGGAAATCTCATATAATCTTGATACGATTAAGCAAGGATCTGGTGTCCTTGTTAATAGGTCCATACCTAATCAGGTTACTATTGAAAATAATAATCAGGAATTTAACCTTGGGCAGGGTAACGGAACCATAACTCTACAGAACAATGCCTTAAATAGGGTTGATCTTAGAAGTTTTGGTAATTATTATAAACACATTAACAATGGTACCCCAATTACTCTGACTTCTGATTTGTCTATTAGGGTTGATGATTCTATTACATCATGGAAGAAAGGACAGGCTCTTAAATTTAGCTTCGGTGATCAGATAATTCCAAACGATTTCACAATCAATTTCCTTACTAACGCAGTTGGTAGATATCCGATCAACAATCCTTCAGGGGTTGCATATTCAAATCTTATTATTTCCCTGGTTGATTCTGACATATCCTCTTATGATTATATGCCAGTTATAGAGATCGTTTGTATTGACGATGAAAACTTAGTATTCCAGGCAGATATAGTGGGTAAAAGCTTAACAAATAATGGGTAAAATTTTATAAAGTAAAATGGCATCAACACAAAATTCAATAAGTTCTCTAGTAGCTCAGTTTTTAAGACTGCAAAAAAATTCATTGGAGATTATTAACGGCCTCAATGAGGTAGCAACTTCTACTAACGATAATGTACAGATCGAGCTACTAGATGAAAATGGTTTGCCATCTGTCGCTAGTATTCCAGCCTATGGTTATCTTAGAAGTGAAATAGAAAGGCTCGATTCTAACATCCAGTCTCTTGCTGGACTGGGGGACAACTTTGCTACCGTTAGAAATCCTGATGGTACGTATAGTCAAGTTTATAAGTCTCAACCTATAAAGGATCCTGCACCTCTTGCCAATCTTCAGGTGCCAAGCACATTTTCTGCAAGGGATAATTGGTTCTTTGAAAGCTTTTTAAGCCCGCTTCTATACATCTCTATTGACGTAACCGGTCAGGTTGCTGATGATGCTGATCGTGTTAGGGTTAAAAGAATTATAGCAAATACTAATACTGATGAAAAGAAGGCTTATTTTGATAATAACCTAAATGGAAGGAATGACCTATCTGAGCAAGATTTTATTAATGAGCTGGATGATGCTGGTATAGACTATTTTGTTGATGAAGACAATATTGACTTACCACTGAGGTCAATTAGGAATAAAGGATCTTTCGGTGTTCTTTCCTTTTATGATGACGTAGTAACGATAACCGATGCAAATGGAAATCAAGTCCAGGAAACTAGAAGGAACTATAAATTAAATACAGTTAATTATACTGATACGACTTCTAACGTTACCAACGGGAGGACATTATCCGTTGGTGATACCCTATTAACTAATGATGGAACTAGATATCTTATTACCGCGGTTAATATAGAGGAGACATCTGTTCAGCTTAAAAGAGATTCTGGGTATCAACCGGTACAAATTGGTGATAATCAATTAACCTTACAATCAACCCAATTAAGTGCAAGACTTATAGAGGTTAATGTTGGTTTTGACGAAAGGCAGGGAATATTTTTTAAGCAGATAGATGATAACTTCAATATCATTGGATCCACTTGGTCAAACGGAATTATTATTTTCAGCAATGAATTAACCATTAACACTGACTCTGGTGTGCAAACACTGGAGCAGTTCTATCTTAATTCAGTAGCAGATCTTGGTCAGATATTCCTTGGAATGGCTAAAGAGAAGAAGATAAATGCCATAAATGGGTTGGTTCCAGATGCTCCTTCAGTTTCTGCTACTAATTTTAGGGTGGTTCAGGTTAATACCCAGCTTACCGAAGGAACTGATGTCCAAACTCTGAATGACAAGGTAGCTTTAAAATCAACTTTGCAATCAGAAATACAACAGTTAGATGGATCTATATCAAAAGCTAGAACCGATTTAAATTCGGTTTCTTCCACAAGTGTTTTAGCTAACAACTCTTCAATTGCTTCTGTTTCTTCTTCTAATACAGGAAATGCTCAGGCATCAAGTTCGATTATAGCTTCACTTAATTCTTTGACCCAGCAAAGAGTACAAAAACAACAACTCCTTGCTTCCGTCGTAAGTGATATCACTACTATTTCAGAAACAAATACCCAGTTCAAAGTAGAACCTAAATATAGAGTGAGGGGTTTTTGGCCCATTCCTTTGCCAAAAAGTAGCACGGTTACTGGAGATCAGAGTGTCATTCAGTTCATTATACAGTATAGGTACCTTTCAGAGGCTGGAGCTTCTCCTGCGGTACAGCAGATAGGTTACCTTGATGATAACGGTCAAGAAAAAACCGGGGCCTTTTCAAACTGGACTGAGATAAAATCAGAGGTAAGAAAGAAGATATATGATGCTAATACAGGGACGTATGTTTGGGCCCCTGAAGATACTGAGAATGCAGATGCTACTAATATCAATCAACTTGATATACCAATTACAAAAGGAGAAAGAGTTGAAATCCGCATTAAAGCGGTTTCAGAAGCAGGGTGGCCAGATAACCCGGTAACATCGGATTTTTCAGATCCTGTTGTTGTAGCTTTCCCTGACGATCTTTCAACCCAAAGTACAGCTGAGAGTGTTAGCACAAACTTAAAAGACGAGGCTGTTCTTGCAATTCAACAAGATTTAACAGCTAAGGGTATAGACGGACTCTTGAATCAACAGGTAGTTACTGGTGATAAGACTTACTATTTGGGAACAAATTCAATTCTTAGTGGCTACTATGATTCTGCTGGTAATCCTTTGGACCTTTTCCAAAAGCTAAGTGAACTTCAGGATCAATTGAACTCTTTAAGAGCAACTGTAGAAAATGCTACTGGTACTTTAGAAGTTTATATTGTTGATGATACAAACACACAACTGGTGACTAATGGTTCAACTGTAAACCTAAATGCTGGTTACTTTAACCAGATATACCAAAATGCATCTACAAGCGATGCAGGTAAAATAGCTTCTACTGTTTATGAGATTAAGATAAGCAACACTTCCGCTGGTCTCTTGGAGCTTTCTTCTATATTACCTGGTGGTTTAACAACACTTGCCGGAACAAGCTCCTCCTATGCATTACCCGAAGGATATGCATCTAATTTAAGATATGGCGCGGTGCCAATTTCTATTACGTCCCTTACCACATCGGATATAGTTCCTGTAGGATCCACTGGAGGTGCAAATAACGATTCTTTTAAAGAGTTTAGACAGGCGCCACCGTATGCTTCTGGTAACTCAAATAGTCAATTTGTTTATCCTAGGTGGAAGTCGGTTGGGTTTGACAATGAACTCTATATAGCACCTTCTACTTTTGCTGGCTCTTATCTCTATACTGGCGATGTGAGCGGTTTACCTAGAAATGGTAGTCAATTACTTCCTTTTGATCCAACTGATAATTCAGTTCCTACAGCCTCTGGTACTGATGCTAATATTTGGAGTGGTGTGATTACTGGGGCAACTGGTAGTTATACTGGTATTGGAAATGGTACATTAAGCGAATTCTGTATACACAAGGATCACCCAGATCTTACCACAGGTCTTTCGTTCACTAATTTGGTGAAACCTAATTTCTCCGGTGGTCTTGTAGTTTACCCATACTTCAGACATTCAGATTATTTCTACACAGATACTACACTTTTGGACAATTATAAGCAGTTGGGATATCAACAGGTGTCTACTGATTTTGTACAGGGAGCTACTGCTTCTAGAGAAGATGAAATGTATCCAAATAAACTTGGATTCACCGCTAATGATGAGTATCTGGTTGGAAGATATACTTGTGGAGCCTATCTATTCTTAGGTCCACCAACAGCTTCAACTATTCAAGTTGAAGGATCAACTCAATTGGCTTCTAAGTTTGTTAAGAATGGAGATTCCAATTCTATAAATGTTCCTTTAATATTCCAGTTTAGAGCAAATGATAAGTTGGGTTATATCGGAGGATTTAGAGCTGATGGAAACCCAACAAATATAACCTATAGTAAAAAGATAGGAATAGATATACAGGTTAGAAACCAAAGTCCGTTCTCTTTTGACGTGCAGGTTACTGGAAAATATAAAAATGATACCCTCTCAGCACCAAATTTCTCTTCAACAACTAGAAATGTAGGCTAAGGGTTTAATAAAGGAACAACATTTTAAATGGCATCACCAAAATTATTTGATTATAATTCATCATTTGGACTATTAAGGACAAACCCCAAACTTACCGGCAATGTGAAGGTGTCATTAGATTCCTCTGGCGGTGTTTGGTTAAACTCCTTTAATGCAAATCCAACACTTAGCACAGAGAAATTTAAAAAGTTCCAGGTAACAGGAAAGGATTCTTACGCTACTGATTTATACAATTTTTTCGATAAGGGATCTGTTGCAAATGATCTTATTTTCCAGGTAGGAGAATTCACAGACGGGAGTTCAAAAGCTCAAGAGGATTTTGAATTCCAGTACGACTTCTTTTATGGTAGTGGTGCTTCCACATTAATTGACAAAAACTACACTGAGAATTTTAGATATTTCCAACCCCTTTGGCTACGCAATGAATTACCTGAGTTTTTCGTTGTTTTTAAGTTACCAAATCCAGTAAGCTATCCATATACTACCAATGTAACTAACATTCAAACCTCGGTAAGCTATAAGCTAATTCAGGACCCAGATTCTTCTGAGACCTTTTCCATTACATACGGAAAGGATAATGCTGGGCAGGAAATTGTATATAAGGCAAATGAAATTTTCGAGGGTGTAGACTTGTACAGCTCATATTCAGTGGTTTCAGGATCTGGTAAAGTTGTTGAGATGAATGAGCTAAAATTTCAATCAAATGTCGATGATGTTGAATCTTTCTTCAACTCAAAAATATTACCAAACGCTAGTGTTGTTGCTACTTTTGATTTGAGGGCTGGAACTAAGATTGGTGACTATATAAGAAGCATTGTAAATAATAAGGGTTACAAGCAATCTCCAATAGATTTTTCTTTTCAGCAGAACACCTACACCTATTATAATGGTGTTAGTATAAAAGACGGTGTTTTTACAGAAAGGGGAGAGCTACTTTATGATTATCTGATAAACCCACAATCTTCTATACAATCAGATTTCGAAAACTATGTAACTGACGGATTCCAAAGAAATGGTGTGATATGTCCTAATGTGTTGAATATGGAATTCTTGTTTAACGATTCGGACTCTGATTTATACACTATAAATAGGTATTTTGGATTTTATGTTTCGAAAAATGACCTTGGTGAGTTTTTCTTAAATGGAGATTACTTTTACGATTTTAAGAACTCCAACGGCAATCTAAATTTACCTAAGCCTTCAAGAAACAATATCGGTCATTATGAAGACAATAGACCGAATTTTCAGAGTAGCACAGGTGGGGTCAGACTTTATTATGAGGGATCTTCTGGATGGATACCAGGATCTTATGATACAAATGTAAACGACCCGCAGAAACTATATTATATTACCGACAAATCTGATAGGTTCTATTCCTTAAAAAGGTTTGAAAACTATAACACGTCTAATAAAACTTGGATTGACAATACTCCACAATATGCTAAATATGGTCCTTACGACGGAAGCACTTTTGGTGTAACTGGAAACCCCAATCTAACAACCGGATCATTGGTGGTTAGTAACACATCAGTAAATCTACAAAACTTCACTGGGTACGGGGATAAGATAGGTTCTATAAAAGGGATTTTACCTGGAACTAAGGGGAGACCCAATATTGGTATAGAATTTACTGGAAATGAATCTTCCGGAAATGAAGCCGTTTTTAAGATTTTCTGGCCAAATGGATCTAAATCTGAGCCTGCTGGAAGATATGATCTGATTAAGACTGGAGAATTTGGTGGAACCCTTGTGGGGTGGAAATCTGGATCTTCTTATAATATAGGGACAGAACATTTCTTTAACGCCACTGATGGAACGACAGAAGAAATCGCTGCTGCTTTTTGTGAGTGTGTATCGTCTATAAGTGACGTTGTATGGGATTCTGCTCCTAGTTCTTCAACTTCAGTTATTAGAACAAAAGCTTTCGGGTCTAAGGTCAATAAAGAATATAGGGTTGTAGCTTATGATGACTATACAACTTTTAAGTCCTTGTATATTGGAGTTTGGAATAACACAAGTTCATATTCAACCGGTGATGTTGTTCTAAGTTCTAACATATACTACCAAGCGAAGAATAATATTCCTTCTGCAATACCCGGATCTCAAAATACAGATCCTTCGTTAGATTCATCTAACTGGCAATTATACTCAACCTTTTCCCAGAGTGGATTTGTTAAGATAGCTGGAACTGATGCCTCTTCTTTGAATGGGCCTATCTCATTTAGTGGGGGAACTGATTACCCCCTTTGTAGGGTGGCTTTTGATATTAAGGAAATTAATAAAGTGGTGGCTGGAAATTATATTCAGGTAACATCGGGAAGCGGTATAACAGGTGGAGCTTCTATGATTGAAAGCGTAACCAAATATGTTGAAGATCCTGTATTAGATTCTAATGGAAGGGTTGATGGTTTTAAGGGATATAATGAGTTATTAATTGCAAATCTGAGGGATCGGAAGGCGGTAATTGATTTGGGAACAAGCCAATCTTTCAACTTATTTGAAATGCCAAAGATCAAAACTGGGGTATTCTCCTTCTTTGATATTAAAGACTTTGACTTTGATTTTTGGTCTTCCTCTTATGGTGAAACACCTACTCCAGAGTTCCATAGATATTTTCAGCTTATACCTGAAATCAAAGGACAAATTAAGGATGGTGTAAAATACCTGGTTAAGTCTGGTGAAGTTGTAGTGGATGTTGGTACTGTGAATGAAAGAACCCTGCCTGCGGGAAGGGCTTTCGTAGGGTCCACTGTAGATTTCTTTATAGATAGCGGGTTTACAAACACTGGTGTTGAATCGATAGTTGTTCCAGCTATTTTTACACAAATACAATGGAAAGATCCTTCAGCTTCTTATAATTCAAAGCTAATAAATTTTGAAAAGAATTTAGATTCTTTCGATGGTTTCTTCGGAATTCAATCTATTAGTGAAACACAGGCTGTAACACAATCAAACACTAAGGGGTTTATTTTCAATTACGGTAAGCTTGAAACTGAATATGATTACCTGGAAGAAAACTATACCACTTCCAGGGCTAACCGATCTAAGATAGTTCCTTTTATTAATAAGTGGGGATACTTTGGCGGAACCGATTCAAGAGGCCACGGCTACAGATTGAATGCTTCTGCAGCTTTCAGCCCAACCAATTTTTCTCCTAGCTTCGAGAAGGAAACTCCAGATCCAATGTATTTAACTCATGAGTGGATGCTATTGGAAGGTGTTCCAGACGGATATCCTAGTGATAAGATAGAAAGTCAAAATAGCTATCTTCCAGCAAAGATTGATTTATCAAAGGTAAGAAGTGCAGACCCGGATGACAGTTTATATTTTTCTTCATTCTTCACTGTAGAACCTGCTGATTATTCAAGTCCTTATAATATAGCTAGTAATACTACTAAAGAATTATTTACCCCGTTTACGTACAATAGATCTACTGGATTTTATGATACTGTATTTAGGGGGGCAAAGATTTCTTTGAGAAGAAGAAGCACAGTTACTAATCCGAAAACGGATCTTGAAAAATATGTACCCAATTTTAGGGGGTTTGAAGACTATAAATTTGCTTCCGTGTTAAGGGTGGTTCCAGAAACGGGTAACACTATCCAGTCTCCTGTAAGTTATGAGATTGTTGAGAATACCCAACAAAAGTCTGTCTTATTTGTTTGTCAGATAGTAGTAAAAGACTATCGTGCTTTACCCCTTGGCTATACTGGAGGAACCGGAGGAAATCCTTCAGTTGATTATCTATTGCTTTATAGCTTGAGCGACAAAAAGAAGGATTCTGGTGTTGGTGTAACAGGTACTACAGGAGCAACTGGAATTCCTTTATATGAGATAGATGATATAAAGCTAAGTTCCGCCTTGGATCTTTCTATCACATCTGAAAGTTCTGTTACTCAGTTTACAAATCCTGGTTTTATTTACACAATACCAAATCCAGATTATGACACTGACCTGAGAGAGGAGATCAATACAATCTATCCTGTAGGTGGTACCGGATCTTTATCTCCAACAGGAAAGGGAAGTTTTAGGGTTCCTTCGATTAACTCAACATATCCTTGGCCGGTTGGTAGATCTAAGAATTTAGCATCATTCGGTCCGGTTGGAACTAATTACACTTTTGATATTCCTTTCGCATTCGGATCCCCGGTTACTATTCCAGTAGGACCTAGAAGTGCTTATGCTGATTATCCGGTTTTCCAGGAAGAGGGTGGCGAAAAATACTTTGATTTTCTAATTAGAAGAATTTCGCTTTCCCAGATCTCAGATCGTGTAAATAACGAAAGCCCTTATATTAAATACCGTACATATTCATGGAATGCGGATACGCAGACAACTGAGGTACGAAGCGATTATTTCCAGATCTATATGCAGCAGCCAACAGCTCTTCATAGATCAACTGGAACCTACCCTGTTGCTGATTACTCTGGCCCACAAACTTTGGGACAGAACCAGCCTACCGGGTACCAAATAAATGCTGGTCCTAATTATGCTGCTGACATTTTAAGATATGCTGGTAAATACGAACCACTTTTTAATAAGGTTATTAGGTATAAGAATGATAAAACTGATACTATTTCTGGTTATTCTTCTGCTGACTTGAGTTACCGAAACTGTACATTTGCCCCCGAAAAAATAGATTTCGGTACTGTAAAGAATCTAAATTATAGTAAGGTTTCTCTTGGCAAGAATATACTTGAAAAATCAGCAAATCTTCCGCTTGGTCCAGTATATCCTCTTGTTGGTGAAACACCAGTTGCAAAGAAGAACTTTTCTATATTTTTGTCAACATGGGATCCTGGGTATTTTAATCTTTACACTTCTGCTACACAAAATTCCCCGGTTGCTGGAACCAGATCTATGAGGGAGAATAAATCATTCCTTGGTTCTAAAATGATGCAAACCCCTTATACCATTACTACTTATACCTTTATAACATTGGAGGTTAATAGAACCACTGGTGAAACTGATGTGCAAAAGATTAACCTTGAGGCAAAGCAGGCTTTAAGTGAAATCCAAAATATAACCCCACAAACATCTAATACTGGAATTGGTCAGCTAGGGACAGTATTTTCAAACGTCGACCTTCAAGTTTTTGACGAGGGGATTTATCCAGATGTGGAAGTTTTCTGGCAAAAAGATACTAGAACTAATACCCTTTATGGATCTATTAGATTAGACAGAATCCTTAGAAGATATTTGCTAAATGCTGGGATTAGTAAGGTGTTTGTAGACAATATTATAAGTGAATTTGGTGTTGGAGACCCAGAGAGTATCAACGATGACATCAAAACTTATATAGATAAAAATATAGTTCCTATTTATCAAGGTATAACTTTTGACCTATTTGTCAAAAAGACAGGAACAGACCTAACCTCTACTGAATTATTGTTAAGAGGTGACTTAACTAGCCCTGATAGAATTAGATATTCATATTACTCGGAGCCTAACTATAAGCTTACAAAAAGAAATGCCCTTTCTTATTCTTTTGAGCTTCCATTAGAAAGTGGTAAAAACTATTCAACAACCTTCACTTTCCAGATTGAAAAAATATAGGGGATTAGAGATATTGTAATATATAAACAAAGATAAAAGAAAAAAATGCCGAATCTGAACATAAAAGCTTTAAATGCTGGTGATACACAGGAGTCTATTAGGGAAAAGGTAAACTCAAACTTTGACTCGGTAGTGGCGGCTGGTGGTGGACCTCAGGGACAGCAAGGTGACCAGGGAAAGCAAGGTCCTATTGGTCCGGCTGGACCCAAGGGAGACCCTGGGCAAGAAGGGATAAGAGGAACTAAATGGTTTGTTCAAGGAGCAGAACCTATTGGGGGTCCAAGTGATCCCATTAGAGTTGGAGATTATTGGGTTCAAACACTTTCTAATAACTCTATTTATGAATATACCGATTCCGGATGGATCGATACTGGACAAAACCTAAAAGCTTCTGAGGTATTTGAGGTTGTATCCGGTATTTCTGGTCCAACTGGTGGAAAGGATGCAATAGTTATAAGCAGTCCTTTCCCAGAACTTAATACACTGGTAATTAGCGATTCTGCAGCTGCAACTTCAACTATAAACCCAACTTATGCTAAGTTTCTGATTTCATCCAACGGAAGCAACGATTATCCAATTTTGGAATTCTCCAAAACTAACGTTGGTGGAATTGGTACTCCAGCTGATTATAATAGGCACCCGCAATTTAGGTGGTTAGACCCTTCTGGTAGTAATTATGACCTTCTTTTCTCTGTACCACAAGATGATTTTACAGTAACCTCTGGAGGAAGTATGCTTTTGCAGTCGACTTCTTCTACCCTTAACATCTCTGGTAATGGTGGATTAAATATCACATCGGGTTCTCAAATGACTTTCACCTCAACTGGTGCAATGTCATTCTCTTCTGGAACATCCTTAATGACTTTTTCTTCTCAGAAATTTAATTTAACATCGTCATTGTTGGCTCTTAATGTTCCTATGACCATAAGCGGCGTGACATCCCAATCCCCACTCCTTAGTCTTCTTAGTAGTGGTTCTGGGGACACTCTAAAAATTCAGTCTACTTCCTCTTCTTCTTCGTACTATCTTCTAAGGCTATTAAGTGCTAATACTGAAAGATTTAGTGTTAGAAATGATGGTAAAGTAACATTCCAAAGACAAGTTAATGCTACTAATAATACTGCTAGCAGCACACCATCAGATGATGGTCCGACTGGAACTGGTCGTAGTTTAACGTCCACTTTATCCCCCTTGGGAGTTGATTGTGATCTTTGGTGTTATGGACCGGTTTCTGGTACTCACAGCTCATTTGTTACAATATATGATTTTGGTCCTGGGAATAATATGTATGCTAATTGGACGACATCTAACAAGCGTGTAATATACGTAGATAATGTTAATAACAACCCAACCAATTGGGGAGAGTGGCTTTCAAATAACGAGTCTATTACCTTGGTTTATTATGCTGCCAGTGGAAAGCTTTTCAATGGTATAACATATTTTGCCGGTAGTCCTCCAAGTTCGTTTACTGAGTTCTCAACCTCTGCTAGCCGGGTAGAGGTTACTCATATGAATGTCGGTTCAACTTATAAATGTTATTGGTCTACATGTGCTGGAGAATGTGGAGTTTTATTCTAATATAGGAGATGGCAGATTTTAATACAAAATACATATTACCTGGAGATGACAAGGATACCATCATCAATAAGATAAATCACAATTTTTATCAGGTATTTTTCAATGGTGTCGGTGAAAAGGGTCCTGTTGGCTATGTTGGTACTACTGGTATTAGAGGTCAAGCTGGGAGAGATGGTGAAGCAGGTGCAACTGGCGAAAGAGCTGCTGATTGGTTTTTCTCCTCTACCGAGCCAAGTGATTCTGTATCTCAGAATGGAGATATCTGGATTAATATAGGGGTTACTGGAGGCCAACAGGTTTACATTTATACTTCAGGAGCTTGGGTCAATAGTGGACAAACACTTCTTTCTTCCGGTGTATTTTCTACAATTACTGGAATATCTGGACCTGGTAATTCAACCTCGAGTAATGCCATTTACATTAATGGTAGCCAGGGAGATAAAACTTTGGTGCTGTCAGATTCTACTGGAGCAACATCTTCAATGAATCCAAACTTTGCTAAAGTTTTGGTTTCAACTGATACATCACAAACTGCTGACTTTCCAGTTTTGGGCTTTGCAAAAACGTTTTTAACCCAATCGCCAGGAAAGATAGTTTCGATGAAATGGGCAGCAACTGGAGGTTCTTACAATCATCGATGGACATTTCCTAACGAAATAAGGATGCAAAGTGGAATTTCCTCCAACTATTCTGCTACTGGAGGTAATATGACTCTGTCAACTTCCAACCAAAACGTGGTGGGTTCGTCACAAAGCTTTGTTAACTTTACTGCGGCAACTGGAACAAGTGGTGCTTATTCTCTTTCAACCCCTGGTGTTTTAAGCCTTTCCTCGTCGCTGGTTAATTTGTCATCTTCGTCATTTTCTGCTACCCTTTCAAATCCTGGGGGGACTGGATATATTGCAGCTCCAGTTACCCCATATATTCCGTTGGTAAGTATCTCTGGATCTGGATCTGGAATAAATGTTACTGCATCCTCTGAAACCTCCGATGAGCTTCTGCAGATATTAAACACTACGGACCAGGATTTAATTAAATCTGAAAGAACAAATAAATTTGTATTTGGCTCTGTCGGAGCAACAGGACTTAAAAAGGTCAAAGGAATTACCACTACTTCTCAAAGCTTCTTGTCCGATGGGACGGACTCTTACGTAAATTGTGGTAACCCTACAAATGATGTGTGTGTTATTATTCCTCCTCTTTTAATAGCATCCATTCCAACTGCTAATGGAAAGACTAATCGAATAATGCTGTCCTTAGGTAGTAACTTTTCTTGGGCTAGCGGCCTAGTAAATGCCGGACAGAGCAGAACGTTTGACTTCTTTATAAATAGCTCTGCATATTCCTTTGGCGGAATAAGGGTTCTTCCTGATTCTGGATTTGGTTCTACAACCAGAGTTTATATAGACGATAACGCTGCTGGAGAAGCAGGATGCCAGCATATTAGAATTACATTCTTCCCCTCGAGCGTCACTGAGAAATTTCATTACGAAGCATTTTCTGATGACAATTATAAATGTGGCCAGATTACATATACAGTTGCGGCGGCTACTGATGTTGGCCCCGGCCCCGGCGGCGGCTTCCTAGGGTTATAGGGTTGGGTCCTTAATGTTTTTAACTAATAAAGATGTCGGATAAATATAACTAAGATGGAATTAACAAGAAAAGAGAAAGAAAAAGCCAGTCTTCTGAAGGATAGATTTTCTTCGGTTAGGGCAGAGATTGAATCTGTACAGTCCGAGATGGATATTTTAAATACAAAGGCAGGTACACTAATTAGGGAATTAGAGGAATTAAGAGACCAGGAATCCAAATTTATTGGCAACCTGAAAGAAAAATATGGGGAGGGAACACTCGATCCATTTAAACTAATTTATATGCAATGACACCAGCAATAGGTAAAATATTGGCCCTATTAAACAACAGATATTTCCCTGTAGTTGCTATAGTCGTTTTATCTTTTATGCTTCTAAGGCAGTGTAACGTAGCTCAGGATGCTAAAAGGGAGGCTGAAAGGAACATGAACAATCTTCTGGCTGAACAAGATACTGTTCGAAAAATTTCCTCCAAACTAGGTAATGCATTAGCAGAAAAGGCTTCTTTTCAACTTAAGTACAACGAACTCTCTAAGGACCAAGAAGAATTAATTAAGCAACTAGAGCTTGCTAGGAATAGAAAACCTGGTGTAGTTATAGAGACACGTATTGTTTACAGGGATACCACTATTCTAGTCCCAGTTCAAAGTGAAATTGGTGATAGCACAAATTTGCTTAAATTCTCGTATGACCCAGACCTTCCTGGTAATAACAGATTGGCTGTTAATGGAATATTACCTTACACAACAAAGGACACCATTTTCAACGGTGATGAAAGGATCTTAATTGTACCTGGTTATGCTAACCTTTCTATTGAGCAAAGGATAGATCTTGTGACAGGTTTATATAGGGATCCGAAAACCGGTAGACTTTTTGTTAGAGCATCTACTACATTTCCAGGAATATCTTTTAATGATATAAATGCTTTAGATATGGTAGATGATCCGGGAACTCGAAAAGCTCTAAGAGGGGCCAGAAAGCCCTTCGGTATTGGTGTTAATGTAGGATATGGTATGGTTTTCACGACTAACGGTTACCAAGCAGGTCCTGTTATTGGTATAGGCTTACACTACTCTCCAAAATTCTTGCAATTTGGTAAATAAAGAAAGATAAAATGGCATTTTCAACTACATCAAAATTTGTTCAACTAACCCCATATTTGGTTATGGAATATCGGTATGCTGATCAGCCTAATCCAGAAACATATTTTGTCAACACTGGATCTCCTGCTGTCGGGTTCAACAAATTGGTAAATGGTGTTCTTGAGGATGATAATGGACAGCCATCTGATGACATCCAAATAATGAATTTGGACCAAGATCAGTCAGTAACACAAAACACTAGAAACAATAGTGTTGTACAGACTAATCAAAACACATTCGTAACTTTAGATCCGAGCTTAATAGTCCCTTACAATGACTTTAATTCGAATCTAACCAACACTGCAAATTTAGAAATAACATTTACCTCTAATATTCAAGTTGTATATGACTCAGTTAGATATCACATATTAGCAGGATACAATCTTGATAATGTTGATGGTCTGGTATTGCAAATACAATATTTAGATGTGGATGGATCATATGTTACTTTCTCGCAAATAAAGTTATCCAAGGGTTCCTCTCAAACATATACTTTGAGTCCTAATCCACTTACTATAGGATCTAATATTTTTGATAAGTATTACGAGGTTAAGATACCAAGTCTTGTTGATATGAACAACAAGTATGGTGCAGCTACTTCTCCGAATAAGCCTAATACTTTAGCCGGTCTTACCAGCAAGAGTGGTAAAGGATATCAAACTGCTGCTCCTATAAGGATAAAGGCTTATGAGATTTTAAGCACTACTACCACAAACGGTTATGATACTTACGGAACCGATCTTTTAGCCTCTTTATCCTTAGAGTCAACAGATCCTTTTAAAAATATTGGTGCTTATATTGCTCCATCTGACCAGGGTGATTATTTCGAATATTTTGCAACTGACAATGGAGGCTTCCCTGAGGATTTTATACTTTTCCAAAACTCAATTGGAAATAGTTACTACCTTAACCACACAATAGAAACATTGGAGCAAGTTGGCGGTGCTTTATTGAATACATCAAACTTCAGCAATATACAGACAACTGCCTATGACGTACCCAATCTTTTAAGACCAATTGTTAGATATCCACAGGTTGCTTCTTCCTTTACTTTGAGATATACAATGACTCTGGTAAACAATAAGGACCAATCAAGGTTAATAAGGGTTGCAACATATACTTCAACTGATGTTAGTAGATATGGTGCTGAAATCCAACCATTGCAACTTCAAGTTTTGCCACAACAGCAAAAGATTTACAATAAGGTTGCTGGGGGAGCAAATATTTCAATCTCTGGTAATAGGAATACACCAAAGCAAATAACTAAATATTCTAATGTTTTTGTAGATAGGACTTTGGTGAATACCTCACTTACCAATTTGGTTGTAAATGGAACTACTCTAAGGGAAGATACGTCAAACGATACAACTGCAACAGCAGCAATTTCTTATGGTGTTGGTCAAGCTTATATTACCATTTCCCCATTTGATAATTATTATAAGTTTACTTTTTTCCAGAAGGCTAATGATGGAACTACAAAAAATATAGATCTCTCTTCTTCTGGTGAATATTCTATGGTATTTATAAATAACCAAAACAAAAAGGTTAGTGCTCCATCAATAGTTGATAATAATATTGCTAAACCAGCTAAGGGTGAACTTGCTTTCAAAATAGATGAAACATTAGCAACTCAGATATTACAGTTCACCAACAAGAAATTCTACATCTCAAATAGACCTAGGGTTGAAGCAAATACAGGCAATACAAATAGCAAGGTATCTAGGCTCAGTAATGTATCAGCTAAGTTAGCAGCAAGGTCGGTTTCTTTGAATGATTCGATAACGGAGCTAAGGGCTGAAAGTATTAAGGCATCAGAGCAAAATACGTCAGTAAAGATGGATACCGCTAGAATCTCTTCTAAGTCATCTTCTGTTCTTTATTGGGGTAATTGGATAAGCGAAGACGAAACCGCACCACAGACAACTGTAGTTGCAGATACTGGATTAAGTAGCATCTCTGCAACATCAGCTAATACACCAGCCTCAACCTCAATACAAAGGGAAATAACAGGTAAATCTTCTTGGCAAAAGTTTGGATCTATATCCGTTAATTCTCAGGCAAATACATCTTCCCAGGGAACTTCAGGAACCAGTAATAGCAATTTAAGTAACCTAAGCCCTGCTCAGCTACGAAATGCTATTGCATCAGACGTCCAAGGAAAAATGGAACTAGGATGGAGCACACCAGATATACTTTCATATTTCTTAGACCCTTCTGGAACTGGGTATAAGCTTTATGGTGGAATTAGTAAAGAAGTTTTTGAACAAGCAGTAACTGGTATATTTAGCAGAGCGGATCTAAGCCTTCTCCTTAATTATGGTAACACTTCTTCTGGAAGAACAAACGGGGGAAGTGGATCCCAAAAAGGATCAAATAAGAATCAAACGGGAAGCGACAATGGTAGTCCAAACAGTGGACCTCAATTTCCAACTGATCCATCTTAAGTAAGTCATAAATGTATCTTCATAGGAGAGGAAATCAATTTTCTAATCAACCCTTTAAAAACCCCACTTGGGAACTGTTCAGGTTATGGCTGAAAGACTATGTTGACCATAACAGGGATTTAAAGTATGATGTGTATTTAGCTGGTGCGTTTTGTGAGAATATTTTTGGGACAAGCGGGAAAAGATATGATACCCTCGATGTTGATATTATCTTATCTGGTGGGGTAACTGATTTAAAGAACCTTAAAAAAGGATTAATAAGTGGATTTGAGATTGGTAAAAAGTACGATCTCCTTATTGATATTTCCTGGAAAAACAAAACCCTAGCCCTAGGTAAAGAACTTCTGGGTCAGGAAAAGATAATTACATATCTTGATGTTGAAGATATTGAGGAGAATGGCAAAGGAAGAGTATATACTATGAGCGGGATAGTTACTCCGTTGGATGAGGATCTTTACCACTTTAGGGATTATGATGTTAGTTCTGCAGTGAATAAGTTCAACGAGAGAGAATATACTGTCCCCTTTAAAAAAATTGCATAGATGGCTATATTAAACGCAAGAGCAAATAGTTTTTATTTTGTGTTCCCTAAGGGTTTTTTCCCAGAGGAGGTTCATCAAAAGTATATTGATTATTTAAAGAAGCAGCCAACACCCTACGACACTTTAACTTCTTACATGAATAGTACAATACAAAGTGTAACGTTCCCGTCTATGAGTATGGACTTGTCGGAACAGGTAAGACAACTTGGTAAAAGGGTAAACTATCAAAGTGCAACCCCAGTCCAGGATTTGTTTAATAGGGAATTCCAGATATCTTTCAGAATAGCGGAGGGATTTGTAAACTATTTTATTATGTTAGAAACTGTTTTGGATTACCTGGATTTCAAAAACCCTGGAATCTATATTCAGAATCTGCCACTAAGGACCTTGGACAACGAGGGAAATATACTTACGACCGTTATGTTTAAAGAGGTGACGTTAACCTCTTTCTCCGAACTAAACTTGAACTACACACAAAACACACCATCTGTTTACACTTTCAATGTGGGCTTCAAATGCAACTATTTGGGTCTTGATCTTGAAATTGGAAGGGAAAGGTAAGATATATAAAATACAAAAAATACTAAGGTATGAAGAAGTTCTCAGATTTAACCAAAATTAATGAAATGAAATATGGTCAGCCAATGTACGGCGAGGATGACCTAAAGCAACATATGAAAGATCTTTTAGTAGCTGCATCCGGCAACGATCAGAGGGTGCTAAATGATATTGTTGATTGCTTGACTGACGATCAGATGAAAAAGTGTTATGACAAGCTCATTAATGATTACAACTATACTGGAAAGAAAGGCGAGGTTGTAAAGCCTAATATGTAACCCACTTCTCCTTGGATAGTATCCAAGGACCGACTCATAAGAGTTTCAGCTCCCTGGAAACGGGGAGCTTTTTTGTGTTGATATATAACTTGTATTCTAAAACACATACATTTTGAAAACATTAGTTGGGATAGACTTTTCCCTTAATTCACCCGCATTCTGTATTCTAAGGGATAATCAATTCACTTGGGGGTCTTTAACAAGAAGTGACCGGACTGCAGAATCACTTAAGAAAAATGCTAAAAAACCTTACTATGTTTTATCTGAAGACAAAACGGAAGACTATGTTCTTATGTTTATGTCAAAGGATAAAATGCCAGAAGACTACTCGGAAAGGGAAAGGATAAAGATAGATTATTTTCAGGAGCTCGTTGATGAATTTTGGTCTGAAGTAGAAAATATCTGTGCAGGTGATGATATTGTTGTAGCTATGGAAGGACTAAGTTTTGCCTCTAATGGTAATGCTTTGATTGATATCTCTATGGCCACAGCTCTACTCCGTAAGAAAATAGTTGATCATACAGGTAGCGATAATTTCTATGTTTATTCACCCACCTCTATCAAGAAGTTCGCTTTTAAGGGAAATGCAAAAAAACACGAACTTTATAATTCTCTTATTGATCACAAATTTCCAGAAACTAATTTAGGGTCTTTCACTAGTATTTTAGAAGAAAATAAGGACGAATGGATAACTCCCTCCGGTAATGTAAACAAGCCATTGGATGATATTATAGATTCGACCTGGATATGTTTATTTTTATATGACTCAATCAAAGAAGGTTAACATTCTTATTCCTCTCGGAGGTGCTGGAAGGAGATTCAGCGACGCTGGATACCTACAGATAAAACCATTTATAGACGTCAGCGGAGAAACGATGATTAGGTCAGTGATTAAAAACCTAAATCATCAAGATGCACACTTTGTATTTGTGATAAACGAGGAATATATTTCTCCTACAGAATTTGACTCCCATATATCAGACATGGGAATATCGTATGAGATTTTCTCAACCCCAACATTAACACAAGGACCAGCTTCAACGGTTCTCTTTGCAAGTCAGTCGATCAATAACGATCTGCCTCTCATTGTTGTTAACTGTGATCAGATTATTCTGGATTTCAATCTGGACTTCATTTTAGATTTTGCAAGAACTACGGGGTGTGATGGATTGTTGGGATGTTTTCTTTCCTCTTCTAAAAAGAACAGCTATGTTAAGTTAGATCCAAACGGAGAGGTCTGTGATGTGAAGGAAAAAATTGTGATTTCCAACATTGCTACTAACGGGTTACATTTTTGGAAGCATGGTAAATACTTTGTGGAAAGTGCGGAACAAATGATAGCAGCAAACGATCGGTACAATAATGAGTTCTATGTTGCACCTACCTACAATTACATGATAAAAAGTGGAAAGAAAATATTGCCCTTCTTCTATAACCTTCACTTTCCGATAGGTACCCCAGAGGACCTGGATAAATTTTTAAAGTTGGTTTAGTTTATGGAAGTTTATAGAATTGAAGATATGAAGGGAGGTTGGTATGCTGGAGATTTCTCCCCAGTAGCTTACCAAACTAGTGATTTTGAGATTTGTTATAAAAAGCACTTCAAGGGCGAAGAGTGGCCAAAACATTACCATAAGGAAGCGGATGAAATAAACTTCCTCAGATCGGGTAAAATGATTATACAAGGACGGGAATTAAATTCGGGGGATGTGTTTATTCTAAGGAAAGATGAAATTGCTGACCCCGTATTTTTGGAAGACTGTGAAGTTTTTATAGTTAAGACCCCCTCGGTTCCTGGTGATAAATTTGTAATTGAATGATAAGCATTTTTAAAAATAAGGCGGATTTTGATACATCCCAGTATTTTATAGTCAAATACTTTTTGGAAGCTAAAACTTCTTTGAGGGAAGCTTCCTGGAATTTGGCTATAGGTCAAAGTATAGGTAACCCGAATAATAGGAGCGAGTGGGAAACCGATGAGATGTTTGAAAATCACAGTTGCTTTATTCTTGCAAACGAAGAAGATCTTACCCAGCTAAAAGAGGGCGAGATCGAGATAGCTTTTCCTCTAGCAAATCTTAATTTGGAAGAAGATGGGATCTCTCAAATACTTTGTCATATAGCTGGTGGTCAGGTTGACATAGAGGAAGTAAGACAATGTCATGTCTTGGACATTTCTTTGCCTGAGGATGCTGAGAGATCATTTTCTTTAAATCCGGCCTATGGTATTGATGGATGGAGGAAATTTAATGGTATAAAACAAAGACCTTTCTTAGGTGGAATAGTTAAACCTAAGGTTGGTATGTCTCCCTCTGTTCTTCTCGAAGCTGTGAAGGAAATGGTTTATGGTGGTGTGAATTTCATCAAAGAGGATGAATTACTTGCTAACCCTTCCCACTGCCCTCTTGAAGAAAGAGTACCTTTGATTTCATCTTGGTTAAAAGAGAATGCGCCCGACGTAATTTATTGCTTTTGCATAAATGGTGATAGTCCATATGCCTTAGAAAGGGCAAAATTTGTAGCAGATAACGGTGGGAACGGAATACACATAAACGTGTGGAGCGGCCTGGGAATTTATCGTGCTATTAGAAAGCAAAATCCAAATCTCTGGATACATTTCCAAAAGAGCGGAGATAAATTCTTTACTGACCGTAGGGCGCCAAACCACATTTACTGGCCGGTTTTGTGCAAGATCGCTGGGTGGTCTGGAGTCGATTCGATCCATGCAGGAATGATCGGCGGTTATATGAGCCAAGATGAGCAGGAAATAAAAGATACCTTACAAACCCTTTGGAATTATAACATTGTTCCTGCTTTAAGCTGTGGTATGCATCCAGGGCTTGTTGAGTATATTAATACAACAATAGGAAGCTTCGATTGGATGGCAAACGTTGGCGGTGCTATGCATGGACACCCACAGGGAACTAGAGCTGGTGCCTTGGCAATGAGACAGTCTATCGATGGAGATCATGATGAGCCTGAATATAAAGCAGCAATAGAAAAGTGGGGTAATAAATGTTTCTCGGAAGATCTAGACTATCGAATATTCTGATATGAAGCTAATATCACATAGAGGTAATTTAAAAGGTCCAAATCCGGATAGAGAAAATACGATTGACTATATACAGGAAGCTCTTGATCTGGGGTATGATGTGGAGATCGACGTTTGGATCTCCGGAGCATCAATCTATTTGGGACACGATTCTCCAGAAACCAAAATACATCTTGCTTGGCTTTTAGAAAGAGGGGATAAGTTATGGATACATTGTAAAAACATATCAGCTATGGTTTATCTGAAGGAATATGGAGATCTCAATGTTTTTTGGCACGAAAACGACAAGGTAACCCTTACCTCTAAATCTTTCATTTGGGCTTTTCCTGGGATGCAACCAATTAGCAAAAGCATTGCGGTTTTACCTGAGATGTACGAGGAGAAAGTTGATAGTTGTTGTGGTGTATGTTCTGATTATATTGTGAATTATTCATGAGGGTTGCCTTGCTACTTCCTGGTCAAATAAGGGAAGCTCAGGATTCCTTCCCGTTTATCAAGTCAGAAATTTTAGATAAGTATGATACTGATGTTTTCATATCAACTTGGAATCCCTCGGGTGAAATCAACCAATCTCTACATGCTGAAACTAAAGATCTAGTGGACTCCTTAACCATTGACGATCTTATAAAGATGTATTCACCCAAGCACTTGAAGACCGACGATTTTGGTTCTGATGCGATTAGAAAGTTTATTGACAGGGCTTGGTCTTATGAGGGGTTTGGTCCACAGACTGGTGAGATCAATCCAGTGTCTGTTTTTTTGATGTGGTATAAAATTAGACAAGCTTACTCCTTGATGGAAGAATATGAAATCCAGGTAGGTCAAAAGTACGATTGCGTCATCAAGGGAAGAATGGATATTAAGATTCACAATGAATTGAATTTAGGACAGGACTTGGATAAGATCAATGTTCCTCCTGGGTTTGATTGGAAAGGTGGGGTAAATGATATATTGGCTTGGGGAGGTAGAGATGCAATGGAGCATTACTGCAAAATGTTCGACTATCTGGAGGAGTATATTCTATCCGATATTTACTTCCACCCTGAAACTTTACTAAGATATCACATAGAAAGTTCTGAATTTGGTTTATCTAGGCCGTTTGTCAAAGTTTCACTCCGAGGTAAGAATGTTTGGGAGACCGAAGTATCAGAAAACGAAATAGATGAAAAAAGTTTTGGATATATAATGTCTAGGGGAAACATTTGGGACACTTAGAGATTAAATAAAGGATTTTAAAAAATAATTAAGAGAAAATCATGAGTAATTTAGACATTTTCAATTTGGATGCGGAAGCATTCGTAACGAAAGCAAAAAAGGAGAATTCAGAAGGAACAGAATTTTACAAACCATATCCGGAAAACGGAAAGGATGGAGTTTACAAATCGCTGATCCGTTTTCTTCCTAACCACGTCGATCCGACGAAATCAAAAATCCACAAGTACTACGTTTATCTAAACGATCCAACAACAGGTGATGGATTTCCAGTTGACTGTCCGTCAACGGTAGGAAAAAAATCAGTACTTAAGGACATGTTCTGGAAGCTGAAAAATTCACATTCAGCAGCAGACCAAGAATTATCAAGAAGTTTTTCTAGAAAGGAAGACTACTACTCACTCATTCAAATCGTACAGGATAAACACAATCCTGAGCTTGAGGGAAAAATTATGATCTTCAAATTTGGACGTAAGCTAAACGATATGCTCGAAGCACAGCTCAAGCCTGAATATGGAGATTCTTGCAACCCTTACGATCTTTTTGAAGGTAAACTTTTCTCAGTACATACAAGAAAAGTTGGTGAGTGGAACAACTACGATCTTTGCTCATTCGTTGGTGATAGAACCGCTATCGAGATCAACGGCAAGAAGATGGCTAAGAATCAGGATGACATGAATGCAATCATGGAATACCTTAAAACAGGTCCTGATAACCTCACACAATTTGAATACAAGGATTGGGATCAAAATACTACCGACCGTGTGATGAATGTTATTAAGAATTCAGTTCCTGACGGAAGATTAGTTAATGAGGTTTTAGGAGGTGTAAACCAATCTTCTACTACAACTTCATCTTCTAGTTCAACGAACGATTTCTATAATGAAGCTTCTTCAACAAAGGTAGGATCCGAACCTGCAAAAGAGGATAAGGGCATCAGCCAACCTTCAGCACCAGAAACTTCATCGTCCCTAGACGACCTATACGCAGATCTCTAAATCTATCTTGAATGGGGGCTTGGCAATGAGAATTGCTGCCCCCTTTCTTTTTTAACTGTAAACTAGGATTAATATGGATTTGGGTAGAATTAGGGAACTTTTAGATGACATTTTAAGAAAAGAGTTTGCTGGAAATGCTGGCAAACAAAAGATATATGAGGCTGGTAATAGATTAAATATTTCTTGTCCATATTGTGGGGATTCTTCAAATCCAAGAAAGAAGAGGGGAAATTTCTACGTTGATACCCTCACCTATAAATGCTATAATGGTGGTTGTGGGATTTACAAGGATGCTTTCTCTATGTTTCGTGATTTTCAGGTTGTATCAAAACTTGATGGAGATGAAAAAAGGGATATAATTGACCTGATCAAGAAGGGTAAGGAAAAGAGACAAACCACTTATGGCGACGTAGATATTTCTTTGTTTTTCGATACTGATTTCAAATCCGTAGTTATTCCAAGGGAAAGATTCATGCAAGAAATGGGACTCCAGGAGGTTAAGGGCTCTAAGATGGAAAACTATTTGATACGTAGAAACCAGCAATCCGATGACAAGTTTGCCTGGGATCCTGAAACTGGTAAACTATATCTCTTCAATCTATCTAAGGATAATGAGATATTGGGTTTGCAATTTAGAAATATGGATTCCACATATGGTTCCAAATATTACACATATAAACTAAGTGGAATATGGGAAAAGCTTCTTAAGACGGACGATCAAAATTTGATAGAAGAGGCAAAAAAGATAGATCCAGTATCATTTGTTTTTAATGTGGGGCGGATTTCTTTTGACCGAACCATCACAATCTTCGAGGGTCCAATGGATTCATGGCTCTGGAAAAATTCGGTTGCACTTTGTTCTATAGAAAACAAATTTCCGTTTGATGTTGAAAATGTACAATACTGGTATGACTGGGATAATGCAGGAAGACAAAAACATTCTGAACTTCTATCTGCAGGTAAAAGGGTGTTCAATTGGAAGAAGTTTTTGGTGGATCACGAACTTCCGATAAATAAGAAATGGGACTTAAATGACCTTGTAAATTTTCTTCGAGCGAAGAGAATAAAAATAAGGAGATTGGATAACTACTTTACGGAGGAAATACTTGATTTATCCGATTTCATATATGCTTGAGATGCCAACTATAGACCAAACCCATGAATGGGAGGAGAGCTTAAATTCAGAAGAGGGAGACGTAAAATTTCCAGTATCTTTTCTTGATAGATTTAATGAGGAAGATATTAAGGTAGAAGCCTCTAATATTGATATAGGAACCCCAAGACTTAAGAAATCCTCGGTAAAGGAAATAAAGCTAGGTAAAAAGACTAAAAACAAAGGCAACGAATTATTCTAATATGTCAGAGCAACAAAAAACTGATTACGGTAAGCTTTTTGAAAGTGAAAGAGCTGAATGGAAAGAAAAAATCCAAGTAATATCACTGAGCTTAAAAAGCATTAGGACCGTTGCTGAAGCACAGGTAGAGCTTTTTTCTAATAGACAAATACTGTTAGAATATAGCTACAAACTAGCTCAGATTGTCAGCAAACTTGCTACAAAGGAAAGAAAGTTGAGGGCTTCAAAACTAAGAGATTATACTGTAAACAGTGATGTGAGATACGGATCAAACGAGACCAAATTACTTATAGAGGGAGATGTTGCAGACGTTGTGGAAAAAATACAGCTAGTTGAGGGACACCGCAAATTCATCGACCAAACAATTCAGACTGTTGATCATATGCTCTATGGTATAAAATCTAGGATTGCGCTTGAAGAATATTTGAGGGCGAGCACGATAAAATAAAATAGGTGGATGATTAAGTTTAATGTATCCGAAGATCAACAATGGCTAATACTTGCTCAATCTAATGATGAGATAGAAAAAAGGCAAATTGAGATCTCTCTAACCAAGAAAATACACAACTGGTATTTTCACCCATTGGTTAAGAAGAAGATCTGGGACGGTAATATTTGCTTTATAGAAAAGAAAGGTGCCTTTTGGAAGGTTCCTATTGGTCTCTGGAGGGAGGTCCTAGAAATAGGAAAAGAGTTTAATATAGAAATTGACATTGAGGGCCTTGATAAGATAATACTCAGTGACTTAACTCTGGAGGAATTCCAGGAATGGGTGGATGGATTTTTTGACGACAAAGAAATTACCCCGCGTGATTATCAGGTTGAAGCTGCATGGAAAATTGTAAAATACAGATATTCGGTATCTGAGATTGCTACATCTTCTGGTAAGACCCTTATATCTTTCATGATTTTTGCTTTTCTTAAGCAGAGGGGACTTATTAGAAAGTTCTTAATGATTGTACCAAACACTAACCTAGTCTTCCAAGGAAATGATGACTTTATAGACTATGGTATTGGTGAACTGGGGGTAAGAATTCAACAAATCGGAGGGGGTAGTAAACTTAGAGATGGGTGTGACCTTATTATAGGTACTTTCCAATCATTGGTTAAGAAAGACGAAGATTTCTTTGAGGAGATTGATGCAGTTTTTGTTGACGAGGCTCATCACACCAACTCAATGTCGATTAAGAAGATTGTTGCTAAATGTATGCACAGTAAGTGGAGATTTGGTTTAACTGGGACTCTTACTAAAAGGGGATCAGCTGACCATTTAACCATACAGCAATTCTTGGGCCCTGTTGTCGTTGAAATTTCCCCAGATTTCCTTTTCAAAAATAAACATGCAACACCAGTTCACATCAAGGTAGTACGGATGAATTGGCTGGATGATGAGATTAAGGGAAAGCTAGCAGATTTAAAAGCTAATTCACAAAATCTTGAGGGCAATGAACTTTATAACCTTGAAAGAAAGCTTGTAATAGAAAGTGAGAAGAGGCTTAACTATGTCGTTGAATTCATATCTAAAACATCTAAGAATTCCTTAGTGCTATTCCAATCCGTAAAAGACGAATACGGTAAGCAAATCTGGAATATGCTCAGAGAGATAACCAACGATAAAGAGGTCTTTTATGTTGATGGTGATACCGACGAATCCCTCAGGGAGGAATATAAATCTAGGATGGCCAATGGCGAGAATAAAATCCTGGTTGCAACATACGGTACTTTCTCTACCGGTATCTCAATCAACAACCTTCACAACATTTTCTTAGTTGAATCTTATAAGAGCGAGGTCCTGATTAAGCAGAGTCTTGGTAGGGGAATGAGAAAAATGGATGGAAAGGACAAGGTTAATGTGATTGACTTTGTTGACGATTTTTCTTCCCCAAGATATAAGAATTACCTCCTCAAACACAGCGAAGCAAGGATCGAGATCTACAAGAACGAAAAGTTCAAGTACAAGATCTTTAATGTTAATCTCTAATCATTTGTCCGATATATAGGATAAATGAGGAAGATAATGGATAACATAAAAGATTTTCAAAGTTTTCTCAACGAGAATGTTGAAAGAAGAGAACCATATTCTGCTACTGAGTGGATTAAGCAGAAAAGGAGAAGCATAGAGGCAGAAACCGGCGCTGAGAAAATCTATCAAATGACTTATGATGAAGGCGGGGCTTTACAGAGACTTGTAAGAGGTGCTGTAGAGGGACTGCAAAAATTGGGTCAGGGAATTGCTGATCTATTTGATTCTGGTAAGGCAGCAAGCATGGATGTTGAGGATCTAAGTAAAAACAAAGACCAGGTGTTATCCAGATGGGGAGATTCAATTAAAGCCTCTGGAAAAAACAAAAGGGGTGAATATGAGACTTTCTATAGGGATGCTATCCGAAAGGGTAAGTCGACTTTTGGTAAAGACTTTGATATAAACAACCCACAAGGAAGAGATCAACAGCTTTACAAGGATTACGTCTTTTCTGCCACAGACTATTTTGATTTAGAAAAATGAGAAACGTGCTAAAATTTGGGGATTACGTTTCGTTATTTGAAGGCGGAGCGGCGATAAAAGAATCCAGAAGGATAAAGGAGAGTGAGGTTCCAAAAACTATGGAGTCTATCAAAGAAATCCTTTTCCCTTTGCTTGGTGGTGGTGAGGTAGACAAGGAATACCTTATCATTGGTAGCATCGGTAAGAAGAAAGATCAAAACGACACATCTGGAGATATTGACCTCGGGATAGATAAAAAGTTTCTTTCGAAAAGATTAGGTGTTTCCGAGGATGATGTTCTTGGAGCTTTATATAAGAACCTTTCAGAGACACTACATAACAAACTTGGGTTTGTACCCGATATGAAATTAATGAGGGGAATCAACGTTCTTTCAATTGGCTGGCCTATAGAGGGTGATGCTGAAAATGGTATAGTTCAATTGGATCTAATTCCAATTTCTGATATGGACTGGGCTAAGTTTATTTTCTATTCCCCAGATTACAGAAAGAACGAAAGTAAATACAAATCAGCTCACAGAAACTGGCTTTTCCAAGCGATCCTTTCTGCTTTGAAGGAAGTGATATCTAAGGACGAGAATG